ATCAGCTGCTTCTGCTCCAAGTGATGCTGTACCTCCAACATGGGGTAGTGGATCAAACGGAGGTGGTAATATATGGGTTAAACAAGATACAGGTGACATTTATATATGGGCCTAATAAATAAAATAAAATCAGTTATGGCTTTTACAACAAACAATTTGGTGACAAAAAATAAAGTAGAGGAGCCTGTAAAGGTTTCTCTACCTTCATCTAACTTAACTAAGAGTGAAGTTGAATTTTTATTAATGATGATTAAAGAATCTCATTTTAGAGGAGAACATATACAAAAAGTATATGAGTTAACTTTAAAACTTCAAACTTATTATACTCAACTCCCCTAGTAGTATATTTATATACACAACCACTGTTGGCCCGTAAGGGAAGTAGGCATATACACGGCATAAAGTGTATGTATCTAACCACAGATATAAATTGTTAAAATAACATGCCGAATTGGAAAAAAGTCATCGTTAGTGGCTCTAACGCCTCACTAAACTCATTAGCTGTTACAACTAATATAACGGCAACCTCATTCACAGGATCTTTACTAGGTACAGCTTCATTTGCCACTAGCGCATCGTTTACAGCAACAGCATCGTTTGCTACTAGTGCTTCATTTGCAACAAGTGCATCGTTCGCATTAAATGGAGGAGTAACACAATTATTAGCAGGAGCAAATGTAATACTAGCACCAACAAACGGACTAGGACAAGTTACAATTTCGTCAACTAGTGGCGGAGGAGGATTTAATACTGCAACAGGATCATATGGATCATTTTACTCTACCCAAACACAAACTAATGTAGCAGGCACTGCTCGTTCGATGTCATTGAATACAACAGACATTACAAATGGAGTAACTATTTCTGGATCTACAGATCCATTTAACACTTATATCAAGACTGAAAATGCAGGGGTATATGACATACAATTTTCTGCTCAAATAGATAAAACAGACTCAGGAACAGATGAGATATGGATTTGGTTAAGAAAAAACGGAACAAATTTACAAGATACTGCAACATCAATACAATTAACTGGTAACGGAGATCATTATGTAGCAGCATGGAATTTCTTTGTTAATTCAGCTGCAAACGATTACTATCAATTAATGTGGTATTCACCCGATGCTAATGTACGTTTACATGCAGAATCTGGATTTGGAGTAGTACCAGGTATTCCTTCTTTAATAGTAACTGCAAACAGAATAGATCAATTTTTAAGTAATACAGGATCGTTTAGTGGATCTTTTACTGGTTCATTGTTTGGAACCGCTAGCTGGGCTCAAAATGCCGTAACAGCATCTTATGCAATGGCTTCATCACCATTTCCTTACACAGGATCAGCTATTATATCAGGTTCTGCTATAATAACAGGTTCTTTAAACATATCAGGATCTTTAAACGCAACAGGTTCTTTAAATGTATCAGGAACAATAACAGGAAATATAGTTAATACTGATTCTTTTATTCAATTAAAAGAACAAACTGCTGGAACTTATCAAGCAGTAACAGGATACACAACATTAAATAGTTCACCAAACTATTTTGCTTTTGTTAAGTCTGTATCTGTAAGAGCAACATTTAACTATCCTACAGGATTACAAATATATACTCTTCCAAATAATAATGGAACTATTGCATTAACAACTGATACCTCTTCTTGGGCAACAAATGCTTTAACAGCATCCTATATTTTAAATGCGGTAAGTTCATCTTATGTTCTTCAAGCAGTATCTGCTTCATTTGCTTCAACAGCATCTTCTGTAAATACTCTATATCAAAACGTAATAATAACCGGATCATTAACAGTAGGAACAAGTTCAATAGGACCTAGTGAAAATACTTTAACTTTAGGAGCTCGTGATGCAGCGAATGAAGGAGGTCAAATCGGTTTTAATGCCCCCGGTGGTACTTATACATCTGCTTCCTTTATTGATAACTGGCAAAATTTCACTCGTATATTACGCGGAACAAATGCTTCAAGTACTGGATTAGTAGCACAATGGAATCTTAGTACTTTACAAATGGAGTTACCTGGTTATACAAGTGTATCATCTTTTGTAGGAACAGCCGCTGCTAATTTAGCTGTAGATTCTAGCGGAAAAGTAATAACAGTAGCTACAACAGGAGGATCAGTTTTTCCATACACAGGAAACGCAGTGATAACTGGTTCTTTAACAGTAACCCAACCAATTTATGTTCCTATAAATGGAGCTATGTATTTCCAAGGAGGAGATGATGCTGCACTTTATGATGTGAATATAACCAATACAATGGGTATATACGGTGTACAGGATATTACAGTAGGAGCTGTAAAATTAGGAAGCAATGGACCGGTACTATATGGATCAGGTAGTAGACTTGGAATAGGAACCACAACACCATTATATGCTTTAGATATTAATGCTAATACATTAACTGGAGCTAGAATATATAGTGGCTCATTAGCAGTAGGTAATATCGTCCCTAGTGCAACAGTAGGTAGAATAGATGCTTCTAACGATATAGTAGCATATTCAACATCAGATATTAATTTTAAGGAAAACATAACTCCAATTAATAATGCCTTAGAAAAAATAAATAAAATAGGTGGATATGAATTTGATTGGAAACAAAATGAAGACCTAATCAAATTTCATGGTTTTTCAGGTCATGATATAGGAGTAATAGCTCAAGAAATAGAAAAAGTATTACCTGAAGTAGTGACAACAAGAGATAATGGATATAAAGCTGTCAAATATGAGAAAATTATTCCATTATTAATAGAAGCCATCAAAGCACAACAAAGTCAAATTAATGACTTAAAAGAAATTATTAAAAATAAATAAAAGATTCTAATGTTATGGCTTTACCAGCAGCTAGTGGCTCTATATCAATCAGCTCTATAAATACTATTTTAGGGAGAGCAGCTAGTACTGCTAACTCTTCTTTAGCTGGTGGTATAATTCCTCAAACTGGATCTTTATTTTATTTAGGAGCACAAAGTGGTAGTCTTAATCAAACAGCACCTCATGCTATGAGTGAGTGGTGGGGATATGATACAACACCAACACCAACAACTTCTCCAAGTGTTACTCCATCAATTAGTATTAGTGTAACACCTTCTGTTAGTGTCTCACGTACACCAAGTGTAACACCTAGTATCACTATAAGTAACTCAATATCAAATACTCCAAGTATAACTGTGAGTACTTCTATTAGCAACACTCCAAGTGTTACTCCAAGTATAACTGTAAGTAACTCAATAAGTAATACACCTAGTATAACAATAAGTAACTCAATAAGCAATACACCTAGTATTACACCAAGTATTAGTATAAGTACTACACCTAGTGTTACACCAAGTATTTCTATTAGTAAATCAATATCAAATACTCCAAGTATTACTGTAAGTAACTCAATTAGTAATACACCTAGTATAACACCAAGTATATCAATTAGTGCAACACCTAGTGTAACACCTAGTATCACTATAAGCAACTCTATAAGTAATACTCCAAGTATTACAATAAGTAACTCTATAAGTAACACTCCAAGTGTTACTCCAAGTATATCAATTAGTGCAACACCTAGTATTACACCTAGTATTACTATAAGTGCTTCTATAAGTAATACTCCATCTGTAACACCAAGTATTAGTATAAGTGCTACACCAAGTGTGACACCAAGTATAACAATAAGCAACTCTATATCTAACACTCCAAGTATTAGTATTAGTCCGTCATTTAGTAATACTCCAAGTGTTACACCTAGTATTTCTATAAGTGCTACTCCAAGTGTAACACCAAGTATTAGTATTAGTAAATCAATAAGTAACACACCTAGTGTAACACCTTCTATTAGTATTAGCGCTACACCAAGTATAACACCAAGTATAACAATAAGTAACTCAATTAGTAATACTCCAAGTATTAGCATTAGTCCATCTATTAGCAATACTCCAAGTATAACTGTTAGTACTTCTATAAGTAACACTCCAAGTGTAACACCTTCTATTAGTATTAGTGCTACTCCAAGTGTGACGCCTTCTATTAGTATTAGTAAATCAATAAGTAACACTCCTAGTATCACTATAAGTAATTCTATAAGTAACACTCCAAGTGTTACTCCAAGTATCAGTATTAGTGCAACACCAAGTGTAACACCTAGTATAACAATAAGTGCTTCTATAAGTAATACTCCAAGTATTACTTTCACTCCAAGTGTAACACCAAGTATAACAGTAAGCAACTCAATTAGTAATACTCCAAGTATTTCTATAAGTAAATCAATTAGTAATACACCTAGTGTAATACCTAGTATCTCAATTAGTCCATCATTTAGTAATACTCCAAGTATCACTATCAGTGCTTCTATATCAAATACTCCAAGTGTCACTCCATCAATTAGTATAAGTGCTACACCAAGTGTGACTCCAAGTATTACTATCAGTGCTTCTATATCAAATACTCCAAGTATAACAGTGAGTACTTCTATAAGTAATACACCAAGTGTAACACCTAGTATTTCTATTAGCGCAACACCAAGTGTAACACCAAGTATAACAATAAGTAACTCAATAAGTAACACACCTAGTGTTACTCCATCAATTAGTATTAGCGCAACACCAAGTGTAACACCTTCTATTAGTATTAGTCCATCATTTAGTAATACACCTAGTATTACTATAAGTAATTCTATAAGTAACACTCCATCTGTAACACCTAGTATCAGTATTAGTGCAACACCTAGTGTGACGCCTTCTATTAGTATAAGTCCGTCATTTAGTAATACACCAAGTGTCACTTTCACACCAAGTATTAGTATAAGTAAATCAATTAGTAATACTCCAAGTATTAGTATAAGTAAATCAATTAGCAATACTCCAAGTATTAGTATAAGTAAATCAATTAGCAATACTCCAAGTATTACTGTAAGTAGATCTAGAACACCATCATTTACACCAAGTATATCAATAAGTAAATCTATTAGTAATACTCCTACAGTTACTCCAACTAGAACTCCAAGTACATCACCTCCAGCAGTTAGTGTTACAAGAACACCTAGTGTGACGCCTAGTACATCAAGACCATCATTTACTCTTAATATATATGCTAAACAAGATGCTGCTTTTGTATTAGGAACATCTGCAGTATGGACCTCATTAGATAACGTTAACTTTACTAGACAAGGTTCACTTATGGGAACAACTTGTGTTGTAAAAGCAACTCTTAGTGTAGTTACTGGTACTACAGTGTATTATACAATCGCAGATGGTAGTGCTGGACCTCCTAGTAACTATAACTATAGAGCTGTATCAGGTACTACTGCCTGTCCAACAACACCAAGTGCAACTTGTACATCTGCAGTAGTAGTAACAGCTAATACTAATATAGCAATTACAGCACAAGAAGTACTATGTTAGTTTTTAAAACAAATTTGGTTGTTTTCTAAAAATATTATATATTTATATATGTAAACCAAAAAATAAAAATATGTTAACCATTATTATTGTATTAGTACTCGCTGCTGCTATTGTTTTTTTCCTTACAAAAAAAGGTAAAATTGCTGACGCTAACCACAACAACATTCCTGATGTAATTGAAACTAAAGTAGAAGCAGTTGTAGCTGAAGTTAAAGAAGAAATTAAAAAAATAAAAAAACCAGTAGCTAAATCAACAGCTAAACCAACTAAAAAAACACCAGCTAAAAAAGCAGCTAAAAAATCAAAATAATATATGAGTGAGATTAAAAAACTAGAAGCTGATGAACTTCAATCTGTTAAAGACGTTAAACAAGAGTATAATAATTTAGCTTTAGAGTTAGGTGAATTAGAATTACAAAAAGCTCGTTTATTAGATTACCAAAAAATCATAGCAGATAAAGAAGGTAAATTAGCTAATAAATTAACTGAAAAATATGGTCCTGGTACAATTAATATTGATACAGGAGAAATAAATTAACAATATGTATTGTTAGGTGTTAGGAGTTAATATAGAAGAACCTCGTCAGTAATGACGGGGTTTCTTCGTTTTATAATATAACTCATATATTTATCAATAGACAAAATCTAATTTAAACATGGCGCAAGAAACATTAATTTCCCCAGGTGTTCTCACAAGAGAGAACGACTTATCACAAATAACTCAGCTACCTCCTTCAGTTGGTTTAGCTTTAGTTGGCCCAACTGTTAAAGGACAACCTAACATACCTACCGTTGTTAGATCATATAGTGATTATGTAAATCGCTTCGGCGGTTCATTTATCAGTGGTGGCGCTTCTTATGAATTTTTAACTTCAATAGCAGCATTTAACTATTTTCAACAAGGTGGTACTAGTATATTAGTAACAAGAGTAGTTACTAGTTCATTCACACCAGCTTCAGCTAGTGTAATGATATCAGGTAGTAATTCAACACCTTCATTTACTTTAGAAACACTAAATTATGGCGATATGGCTGATAATAGTGGTTCTATTTTAAGTAACGGTTCATTAGAAAGTGGATCTCAAGAAAATGTAAGATGGGAAGTAAGAAATGTAAACTCAGGTAGTGGTACATTTACTTTGTTAGTTCGTCGTGGTGATGATAACACAAATACTCCTGTAATTTTAGAAACATATACAAACGTTTCTCTAGATCCAAACCAACCAAACTACATTGAGTTAGTATTAGGTAATCAATCCAAAACAGTTCAGTATGACGCTGATATGGGTGGTTATTATATTAAAATATCTGGTGACTATCCAAACAATAGTCGCTATGTAAGAGTAAAATCAATTAATAAAACTACTCCAAACTATTTTAACAACGCCGGTGGTGTTGCTGTAGATGGTACAGGCACTAGTTATTCAGCTTCATTACCATTTGCTGGTAGTGGTTCTTATGGTGGTTCATTTAATTTTGCTACAGGTAACGATATTCCACTTATTGGTAATACTTTATTTAGTAATATTGGTGCTTCAACTCAAGGTTTAGTAGCTAGTAATTATGTAACAGCAAGTAATATTTTATCTAATAAAGATGAATATGATTATGAATTATTAGTAACACCAGGTTTGATCCAAAATCAACACTCATCAGCTGTATCAAGCTTTATTCAAAATGCTGAAAACAGAGGTGATTTCTTTTATATTACTGACTTAACAGTTTATAATTCATCTATTGGAACTCCAGTTAATGTAGCTGCTGGTATGGATACTAACTATGCAGGTGCTTATTGGCCTTGGGTTCAAGTTGTATCTCAAGAAACTGGAAAGTTAGTTTGGGTACCTGCTTCAACAATTATGGCTGGTGTTTATGCTTTCAATGATAGTGTAAGTGCTGAATGGTTCGCTCCAGCAGGTCTTAACAGAGGTGGATTAGGTGGTGTTATTCAAGCAGAAAGAAAATTATCTCCAACAAATCGTGATAATTTATACGCTGCTAAAGTTAATCCAATCGCTACTTTCCCTAATGTAGGTGTAACAGCTTTTGGTCAAAAAACATTACAACAAAAATCAAGTGCTTTAGATAGAATTAACGTTCGTAGATTATTAATTGCTCTTAAACGTTACATAGGTGATATTGCTAAAACATTAGTGTTTGAACAAAACACAACAATCACTCGTAATCGTTTCTTATCTCAAGCAACTCCATACTTAGAAAGTGTACAACAACGTCAAGGTTTATATGCGTTCAAAGTAGTAATGGATGATACAAATAACACTCCAGATGTAATTGATAGAAATCAATTAGTAGGTCAAATTTACTTACAACCAACTCGTACAGCAGAATTTATCTTACTTGATTTCAACATCTTACCAACTGGTGTAGAATTTGGCTCATAATAAAATAAAAAAATAAATGAGTAAAATAAAACTAAAAGAATTTGAAGACGACGCAGCCGCTGATTCAGCGGTTGCGGGCGTTACTTCTTCTTTAACTAAACTAGCATCTGCTATTTCAAACGCTAAAGATTACTCTCGTGTAATTGAAGCTCTTATGAAATGGTTAAAAAATAAAAAAGGTAGTCAATTAAGTAGTCTTGATAGTAATCAAAACTATAAAATGGTAATGAGCTATCTAAATAAAATACAATCAGATCTTGATGATAAAGATAAAAAACAACCCGAACAACCAGTTGCACAGAAATAATAATTATTAATATTTATATTAAACAATAGACAATGGCAGTATTAGACCCAACAGAAATCATGTTCACAGCATTTGAACCTAAAGTTCAAAATCGCTTTTTGATGTACATCGATGGTATTCCTTCATATTTAATCAAAAAAGCATCTTCACCTTCTTTCAACGCTGGTGAGGTTATATTAGATCATATAAATGTTTACCGTAAAGTAAAAGGTAAAGTTAGGTGGAACGACATGACTTTAGAATTATACGATCCGGTAACTCCAAGTGGTGCTCAATCAGTAATGGAATGGGCTCGTTTAGCACATGAATCAGTAACAGGTAGAGATGGATATAGTGATTTCTATAAAAAAGATATACGCTTAGATATCTTAGGCCCTGTAGGTGATGTAGTGGGTGAGTGGATTATTAAAGGAGCTTATGTTAAAGAAGCTAACTTTGGTGAATATGATTGGTCTAACGAAGCTTATGTAACTATCAATACTACAATAGCAATGGATTATTGCATTTTGAATTATTAGAAATATTCAATATATTTTAAAGAGCCGTCCTTTTGGACGGCTTTTTTTATCTTTATATATTTATATATATAAAACAAATACAACGTTATGGAACAAAATTACAAATACCCAACAGAACAAATTGACTTACCTTCTAAAGGTTTAATCTATCCCCTCGAATCACCATTATCAAAAGGAGTTATTGAGATGAAGTACATGACAGCAAAAGAAGAAGATATTTTATCTAATGCTAACTTTATTAAAAATGGTACTGTAATTGATAAGTTATTACAATCAATGATTGTAACACCTATTGATTATAAAGAATTATTAAATGGAGATAAAAATGCAATATTGATTGCTGCTCGTATTTTAGGTTATGGTAAAGATTATGAAATTTTATTCACTGATCCAAAAACAGGAACAACTGAAAAAACAATAGTTGATTTAACATTACTTGAAGCCAAATTATTAGATGAATCATTATACACTCCAGGTAAAAATGAATTTAATATTCAATTACCTTTTTCAAAAGTAACAGTTACTTTTAAATTATTAAATCATAATGATGAAAATAAAATAGAAAAAGAAATTAAAGGACTAGAAAAAATTAACGCTCAAGGCGCATATGATGTTACAACTCGTTTAAAACATACTATTGTAGCAGTTAATGGAGATAGAGATCAAGCCAATATTAGAGAATTTTGTGACAATATGTTAGCTAGAGATGTTAAAGCATTACGTGAACAAATTAATAAAGTAATGCCAGATGTTAATATGAAAATTGATATCACCAGAGCTAATGGCGACGTAGTGGAGGGCGTTGACTTACCAATAGGAGTTAACTTTTTTTGGCCTGACTCCGGAGTATAAGAAAATAATACTAGACGAAATATTTCTACTTTGTTATCACAGTAATGGTGGTTTCATACATGATGAAGTATATAATATGCCTATAAGATATAGGAGATTTTATTTACAAAAATTAATTGAAACTAATGAAAAACAACAAGAAGAAATGGATAAAAAATACGGTAATGCTAAGAAAACTGAAACATTAGGTCCAAGTAAAAAACCTCGAGAACCATTACCAATACCAGATTTTGCAACTAAAGTAAGAGCGCCTAAAAAATAGGCGCTTTTAATATTTATACACGGTATAAACTATATAAATAAACTATGTCTTTTAACAATCCAATTAGACGATTTTTTGAACCTTCTGCAGCTGAAATAGCTAAAGCAACTGTTGAATATCAAAAACAAAAAGATGTTTTATCATTATTAAATGATGAATTTGATGATATTGAAGAAAATCTAACCAATATATCAAAATCAGTACTTGAATTTGCTAAAGGAATGACATCTAGTACAAGACAAGTAAGTGAACTTAAAAGTATATATAATAGTTTATCCAAAACAGCTCGAACTTTATCATACCAGACTGATGAATTTAGTAATGGTTTATTAAAAACAAAAGATGTATCTAAAACATTACGTGATATAATGCGTGATGAAGATAGATTACAAAGACAAATAAATATTGCTTATAAAGATGGAAATGTAAAATTATTTGGGCAATTACAACTACAACAAAAACAACTTGATGCAGAAAAAAAAGCTGCTAATTCACTCAAAGAACAAAATGAATTAATAGATAATCAAGTTGGATTAACTGGTAAATTACTAAATGGACTTGAAAAAATTCCTATTATAGGAGAAACTATTGATTTTAATGAAATCAATGTTAGTATGAGACAAGCAGCAGGCAACAGTAATGTCTTTGCTGCTGGTTTAAAAACAGCTAGTAAACAATTAAAAGAAGGATTAAAAGATCCATTAGTGCAATTTACATTAATGGTTGCTCTTTATAAACAAATATTTGATTTAGCTAAAGAGCATGATGAAATGCTAACTAAGAGTGGACGACAGTTAGTAATGAATAAAGAAGCATCAAATGAATTATATAAAAACTACTCTAATTATGCCAGCTCAGTTCATGATTCTTTTGTTACTGGAAAACGTTTACTTGAATCAAATTTAGCATTAAATGAAGCATTAGGTACAACAGTTGCTTTTAGTGAAAAAAGTGCAGATGCATTTGCTCGTCTATCTCATTTTTATGGTTTAAGTGCTGAACAAGCAGGAAAATTAGAAGAATTTGGTCAAGAACAAGGTAAAGATGCTAGTTTTATTCTTAACACTACAATTAAAACAGCATCACAACAAAAATTACAATTTGGTGGTGCTATAAGCTATCAAAATGTACTTAAAAAAGTAAGTGGAGTAAGTGGTGAAATTTTAACTAAATTCAAAGGCAATACAACTGCTTTAGTTGAAGCTGTAATGCAAGCTGATAGATTAGGTTTAACATTAGAACAAGTAGATAAAATTGGTGAATCATTACTTAATTTTG